TAGGGGAGTCCCTTTAGCGAGTTCCGTAGAGTTGTATACTCGGAAATCTACAGCATCTTTGTAAGGTTGAATATTTTCCTGATCAGAAATATCATAATCAGACCAAACGATAAGTTTAGTTTTCTCCAGGTTCTGAGTAGCCACATACGATTTTATAGCCATCAACTCCTTGGGGGTTCTGACCTCTGTGTAGACATGAAAATACGTGATGCCTTCAGGGTACGAAAAATCTTCATCCTTAACATCTGCAAGGAACTCTTGGCACTTCTTGTAATCTACGTATAGATCAGGATTGTTGCGCAGTGTAATATTTAAGTTCATGTTGTACTCTATTTTCAAGTTCGGTCAGGGAAGCAGTAATAGGCTCTGGATGATCCCCAACAAAAAATTTAGTATACGAGTCATCTCTTGAAATGAATTCGTGAACACCACGCCATGATTTTTCAACGTTCATCCTTGTTACAGAATCTCCGGTGATCCATGGCAGGTAAATCTCATTAAAATAATTTGGATGACAATTGTACCTGTTAACCTTCTCCTTGTAATATTCTAATTTGTTCTTAACTTGGGTGGGAAATACGTACGAGTAGTGATACATTCTGACACCGTGCTTGTCCCAGAGTGTGTCACTGTCTAAATGTTTTTTAGGGAGCGTAACGACATCGGACGGAGCTATTATAGTTGGAGGCCTATGGGTCTCCCATGTACAGCCTGGGTACACTTTGAAAATCCTTAGGAAGTTATCTACGTTCTCCTCAAACCCACCGATGTAACTGGTAAAACCCCCATAAAATGAACAACTCTGAACTCCAACGGACGTATACTTTTCCCTCTCCAGCAATTCAATTATCTTCTCTATATCTTCAGACTTGTATACCTCGTCAGAATCTAGGTTCCAGATGTAGTCAATATCTTTATCGAGGAACTTCATATATGCCCTACACTGGTCATCCTTCCCTTCGAACTGCCCATGAACAATTTTAATTTTGTTGTCAGGGTCCGGAAAACTCTCTAGTATATCATTCGTAGAATCAGTAGACGTAGTCCTACCCTGCTCTTGCCAGTACTTGACGGGACCCTCAGCAATCAATATTTGGGAAGCAAAAGGATATACTGATTCCAGGGACTGTCTCAAGACGTAATCCCCTTCAAATACAATCATTCCAAATGCAATGTTCATAGGTTATACTCATCGTCTATTTTAAAGAGTCTGTCTGCATACTGATGGTAGAGCAAACTAACTTCTGGGATAGAGAAGACTCCATCATTAAGTGTATGCACTGAAAATCTTGGATCACTTACAGGAGTTACTTCTTTGGTTTTATAATCAATCTGTATCCTAGCAAAATGTACAAATACTAGGGGTTGAAGAACTCCCCCCCACAGGACATCTCCACTTCGCAAGTAGTCTGCCCATCCATATAACCTGTAAGTCCATGGCGCTCCATATGAAAAATTCTCATCTACAAACTTGATGTTTCCTTTACCAGCCACATCTGGAAAAGCATCTAAGAATTTCTGATCCCCACACGTGGCGAGGTGCAGAGGTTCCCTTTTCAACACACAATCTTTCCACCACCCTAAAGTCTTCTTCCCTACTTCGTCATTCCTAAATGAGACAACACCCACATTATACCCACCGTCAGGGTGCCCCTCTAAGATGTGCCTGTGTCTTAGGATTCCGACTGATTTTTCCAGACATTCTTCAAAAAATCTTCTGCTGTCTGACAAGAACCAGATGTCAGAATCGATATAGATTATATGGGGAATATCTACAGAGCCAAGAAGGTGATTCGAGAACCATGAAGCCAGTGTCCAGCAGTACTCATTGTACGGGCGTGTAATCTTTGCATCCAGTAGCTCCTCATGAGAATTCTCTAAGTCTTTGATATCATATGGAATAGCCTGAGAAGAAACTCCATTCATAACCTCAAATGACTTGTCATCTAAGCACAAACAATGGAATTCAAAATCATTTCCGTATGTGAATCTCAAAGATTCCAACAATGCTATGCCGTAGTGTAAGTAATTTCTATCAAATACAGAGGATATGTAAATCATGTCTTGAGAGCCTTATTACTGAATTCCTTCATTAATGGCTTCATCAAGGCCCCTTGGAAGTGTATGGTTGCAAAAGGAACACGAGGTCCTGCAACTTGCCTACACCAGGGAAGCCCGTCTAAGAAAAATATATTTTTCTTCCCATTGACCATTTCAAAATCTCCTTCCTCACAGCGTAAATGATGATCAAAAAACGGTAATGGCGACAGACCGCTGCCCTCCATAACAACAGAGACTTCACCAACAGTTGGAGCATTCTGATTTGCATACTCTCCTAGCAAAGTCATATCACAAACTCCTCCCTGTACTTGGTGCTTTTGCCTAAGCTCATAAATTGTACAAAAAAGCTCATACAAATATCCACGTTCAGAATACACATTGAACATGAAATCACAAAATTTCTTAAGACCATTACGAGTAAAAAACCCAGTATGCCCACTCACACGTCCACTCAAGGTCATTTCAAATTGCTTAAACCTATGATACTCCTCATTGACGTCAACAAACACCAAGACATCACTGTCACAGTGAAAACAAACATCAATGTCGTGTTTCTCCATGAAATCATGTATTACAAACCATCTCTTAAAACACAAAAGCTCCATCCACTCGGGATTGAAATTTAGGTGTGTATACACTTCCGCAAACTTATTCGCTCTATATGAATAATCAGACATCATGTGATGCTCTGCACCACACTGCAAGTTACCTTCGTCTCCCAGTACAATGGTACGATTTTTAAAATTAGAACGCTCTACAGCGACATTAAGATGTTCACTGTATTGTATAGTCTTTTCTGTCATTATCACAGGTATCATTTGTGCATCTCACGAATTTCTATATCTTGCTTCAAGTGCTCATCAAATCTAGATGTGTCAGTACTTACTCCTGTAGGATTGAAATAGTAACTTCCTATAGGTTCCTTAACTTTCATGAACCTGAAACCTTTCTTGGACATCCTTAGCCACATTTCATAATCCCCCGATATGGTATATTTAGGATTAAATTTTCCTGCCTTTACCAAAGAATCCCTCTTTACTAGGGGGAAAGGACCACACAAACACTGTCCTAGCATGTTTTCATGCGAGTACTCAGGCCAGTCGTACAACTGAACAATATTAGAATGATCTTTATCATCAGTAACTAAACACCTGGAGTAAAAAACATCAATATCAGGGCGTGTTACTGCATATCCAAGCATAGTGGTCAACGCGCCAGGAAAAAGTCTGTCATCCGTATTTACATTCATTACATATGGAGTTCTAGTTTCCTCTAGAGCACCATTCCACGCATCATAAACCCCTATACGAGATTTGTAATCTCTGAAGATAACATTGATCCCCTCTCTAAATTTATAATTTTTAAAAAACTCACGTGACCCATCCTCAGAATTTGCATCGCAAACTACAAGATCAAACTCAGACAACATTTGAGAATTGACTGCATCACAGTACCCTTCAACCCACTCCATTGAGTTGTAACTAGAGCATAAGATAGTTACGAGATTCCCAGACATTTCATCCACGCCTCGAATATATCATCATTGGTCATCTCATAACGTGTAGAGGATATATTTAGATTTTTCTCATCGGAAAAAGGATTAGCAGATTCGCTCCCGCAGTACTCAGTTCCAGTCATTTCACACTCGGGCACTATAAAATTAAAAGTTTCGCTGCGAGAAGAATGAAATACCTTGGTAACGGAATCATACATTTTCTGCTTATCATCTTCATGACCCATCATAGTGACGAGACCCTCATCTACGTAGGGTTTAACAAGTGCGTTAAAATACATCTCATCACTGATAAACCCATACAACAAAATATCTTCATAACCCTCCTCCAAAGCCTTTCTAATAGAGACATGCACTCTCTTATTCTTGTCTATGCTTCCTATAATTCCAGCCACTTTCTTAGGCTTCCTCTTGCTGTGCTCTAATTTTGAGACAACATTTGGAATAATAAAACCAGGCTCCCTGTGCCATTTCTTCTGGTGTTCGGAAACAAAATGAATATCGTCCCAAAATCTGGGTATGGAAGAAATGGGAAATAAAGCTTTCTCATGGCATGTCAAGATAACCTTTCTAGAAGCAGTAGGCCGACTAGGAAACTTAAGATAGTGCAGGAGAAGAATTTCTCCTTCCTCATTTACAGCTGTATTCTGTGAGTTGAGAATATCCCCATTGCATTTGTCTAGATGCCATGCCTCAGGACCGTAAAAAGTACAATCCAGTCCCCTCTCATTAAAAAGGTTACATAAATTAACATTAGCAACCGTGGAACCCCCTGCATTTGTGAATCCAGAAATAATTTTAATTTTACTTTTTTGCATCTAATAGTTTCCTGTATAACTTAAGCCTCTCACCTATATGGGAGTTAATATTAAAGCGTTCATCTGTTAAAAGTTTCAAATTATTCCCCAACTCCACGCGATGCTTTTTATCTTTGATAAGGCGAGACAAAACATTAACCCACTCACTCTTCGGATTATCTTTATCAATGAGATACCCCGTAACTCCATTTTCAATTATCTCATCATAGCATCCGCAGTTAGTGGCCACTAGTGGTATACCGTATCTACCCGCTTCCATAGCCTTAATCTCCGATTTAGAGTCATTGAAATTATTCCACTCCAGAGGAGCTATAGAAATGTCTATAGTTCTGTACATAGCTCCGTACATATGAGATGGTGCAGCAGGAAAAACAAATGTATTCCTATGTTTGACCCCCCTTGTCAAGAGACGTTCGTAAGAATCCCACACATCTTGTTGCCAGTCTCGTTTCTGTTCCGGAGCCAGGGTTGGTCTCCCGTAGAACCCCCATTGAACTCTCTCTGCACCTACTTTTGAATTTACTCCCATGGCTATGGTAGGAATTTGTTTTACATCCTGCTCGTGATGGATGCCTCCTACCCACCCAACCCTACACACTTTTTTCGGCGCTTTTACTCTAGGAAAGTTCCAACACGGGAGGTCATGATCAATTGCATTTTTGATCACACATAAACACCCTCTCACGAACGGAGCGACCCTCTGCGCAAATTTACCTTGTGTAACAGAGACTAGATCTGCATTGTGATATAGAACCTTCGTAAGCTCATCCAGACGTTGTTCCTTATACACACCTTCTAAGCGATGACCCGCATATAAATCCGTCAAAAGGTCATCAGTATCGTAATGAATGAATTTATTTTTCTCCTTACATTTCTTAAAGAGGTCTATCATATACTGAGGACCATAGTTAGCGATATTCTGAGTGAACATGATATCTGCCCAATCCAAATCCTCATATTCTACTTCTTCTTTGGGTGGTTGCCTAGTATCCTCATCCCATTTTAAAGGATTAAAATTAAACCTAATTTCTACATCGTCTGGAAATTTCTCTGCCAACTTATCCATTGGCATGATAATTCTATAGTAGCTACATCCACCCGTATTAGCAGGAAACGCAAGTATCTTAAGCTTGCGTTTCCTGCTATCGTCATTAGACTCATCAACCATTCCCTAACCCTTTCAGATGAGATAGATAGTCTCCCTCATCATCACTGTCTTCTTTGGGCATTGGGTCGGGTGTATTTGTAGAATCTCTCTCTCCGATAATGCTAAGAGCCATCTTCTTCAAATCCTCATATGAGGCTACTCTAACCAAACCATGGATATCGTGTAGTTCGTCGAACCATTGAGCTATTTCCTGGGCAGAACCAGCCGGAGATCTCTTGGGCTTTGGAGAAGACTTATCATAATTAGGCCATTGACCTTGGATATCCTTAACGATTTTGAAATCATGTCCCTCTTTAACGTCGGTGATATCTCCGTAATCTTCGTCAAAGAAGCAGTCTAAAATCTTACTGAAAAGTTTCACTCCCATGGAAAGGATCTTGACATCTCCCGTATCTCGTTCAACGGCGTTAATGTAAAAACGCTTACTGGATTTAATTTGTCTTGCAATATTTTGATTCTCGTCCACTTTGGTATTCCAAAGTTGGTAGCTGAGATCACACAGTGGACAATCATTACCTTTCACACGCGGACAATGGTGATTCCTGCCATCAATACGATGGATGGCAGTCTCTGCATAAAAATCTTCGTCTTCGGATTTAGAAGGAAGGATACGAACTACAGTCGTACCCTCTTTCATCATCAAAAACTTTTTGAGAAAATCGCTGGTATCGTTGTCCGATTTAGTGCGATTAATTTGTTCATATTTTTTTCTAAGTTGGTCTAAGTTTACCATGTTAATTTACAGTTAAAAATTTAAGGGGGACAGAAATCTGTCCCCCTTATTATAGTACTAATTAATAGTTTTTTTAACTATAATCATGACGGGTAACATCATAATGCGTCAAGGCAACAATGGCTCCGTCTGTGGTAATACCCTTAAGTTTAAAATCCCAAAGTCTGCCATCCCTCAATCTCGATCCACAACTATCTGTAAACACTCGTGCGTCCACTGGGTAATCTTGTGACGTACTGTAAGCACCAGATCTCTCCAACTCGGGATCGTAAAAATCAATTCCGGCGCACTCACCAAGGAATGTAGTAAGACTACCCTGGTTTCCCCATCCTATCCATTTTTTATGCCTATTCATAAACATAGTCTGACCTGTCCCAACTGGGTAGCTATCGACTATTTGATAAGTAAACCCCCTAAAACAATTTTCTGTATAGTCTACATCACCAGCCCTTGCTAAACGACGTTGATAAAACGGTTGACTTGTGGAAATATTACCTCCGGGTCCCATATTTCCCGCAGAGACACTTCCGTACGATACACCTTGGTAATCCTTTTCATTAGCGTCTAGCTGAAATTTTTGGGGTTGTATGTATGGCCCACCAAAAACATATTTAACAACAGTCCCTGTACATCTTCCAATAACACTGGCAAGAACGAAAGTACCTCCGATGTTACCAACCTTTCCTAAGGCTGACGTATCAACAGAACTCAAAGTAACGTCTCTATTAGGAAGCGTATCGCGTTGAGATATTGGAACTCGTGCATAGTAGATACTCATTGTCTGGTCTTCAATAAACCAGGGACCCGAGGTATTTACACCAGTAGGAGAGAGTCCAGAAACACTGGAAACGGGGGAGATCCCACTAGTCCACCAACCATCACCACCTCCACCAGAGAGATTCCAATTTGAAAAAGAAGAATTAACAACAGGTACAAGTCCAGGCATAATTTATAAAATTGAGGCTAGAGGAAGAATCGGCCTACAACCAATCCAGAGAGCCCTGCGAAAAGCCACTTCCAGTTACTTAAAATTGATCGATTTAATTGAGCTACTATACTCTTCCACATTTCATTATTATATAGTAATCAACCTAAATCAGAAATCATTTTTATCTCTGCTCGTTTATTCGCAGACATCTGAACCAACATGTCTTTCTGGTGATCTAGGGAAGTTACAATGTTTTTAGCCAGATTATATCTATGCTGAGCATTCAACACTTTTGCTTTGAGTTCTCTAAGAGAAGGTACCGTTAGTACGTATGCGTTTAAAGCTCCCTCTGTAGGTTTCTTTGAAGTGCCTGCCAGCTCCTCCCTCCTCTTTTCCTTCATTTCAGCTTCTGCATACTCAAAGACCATCTCTGCCGTGTTAGTAACCTTCTTGGAATATGATAACACACCTCCAAAGAATGCATATAAAGCCGTATGCTTTTGTAAAGCTTCATCCATGTTGTCCTCTGAGATTTCCAAGTAGTCCTTGGAAATCTGCAAATACTTGTTTTCTAAGTTGTTATAAGTTTCTATTACACTATTCATGAGTAAGTATGTATTTGAATAATTCAGGGTTTAGTGCTGCCAACATTTGTATCATATTGGATGTAACAGTCGTAAGATACTCGTTGCCTATTTGGGGCATCTCATCATCGTCCCCAAGACCGAATAATTCCCATCCAATGTGGCAGATTTCATGAAGGAGAGTTCCTTTATAGTCTTCCACACACTGGTTTGGGTCAATCGTAAGCAAGGATTTGGGAAATTCAACACAGCCATACAAACTTTCTTTATCTAAAGTTTTCTGTTTAATGGTAAAGGTCTTTATTCCCGTGTAAACAACCATTGGATGTGAGTGATTTTTCAATTTTGTCATTTGATCTTTTGAGATATAATAAGTTTAGAATAGTCCATAACAGACGGAATAACGTATCTAGATCTCCCATTTCTGGACTTGATAACGAATATTCTAGCTTCTCCTTTGTCAAACTCCAATTCGTTTTGATTTACAGAGAATACGAGGTCACACACTCGCGTCTTTCCATATGAATCCGCAAGCTCTGTGTCGGTGATTAAACTAACCCGTTTACCTTCCCTATTAGTCTGTGTAGCTGTCCACACAAGGCACTTATGCTCAATCGCTAGGCCTCTGAGTTCTTGAGCGAGTCTTTCCTGCGCCTGATATTCCATCATAGAAGAATCCGTGGTCAATAGTTCTAGATAATCTATGATAATGACATCCGGTGTAAAATCCTCTACGTTCCTAAGCTGGATGAGGAAGGATCTGAGGGTATTAACAGTAGCCCTTTTAGTAGGAAACTCTTTTATCATAAGGGAACCCATGTCTGGTTTAGCCTTCTTAATCTTATTGAATCTCTCCTTAACAATGTCTCTGCGGTACTTTAATTCAGATTGTTTTACGTGAGTGAATATACTATCCAATCTTTGCGCAACCCTATCCTCTGACATCTCCAAAGAGATGTATAATACATCATGACCATCAAGTATAGAACGAGCAGCTTGATTAGCGAGGTACAAAGACTTCCCAACACCAGGAGGCGCTACTACCATAGCCAATTCCTTAGCCGCGAGGCCTCCTTCAAGGGATTCGTTCAGAGACTCAAAAATAGTTCTAAACTTATAGACTTTTCCGTTCTCCTCTTTGGAAAGTCTGTCGTCAAAGGAATTAAAGTAGTTGATACCAAGGTCGAGATTTCTGGTGACGGACAAAGCTCCACGAACTAAACCCTCAATATCGTCATATTTCTTCTGTTCTATAAGACCAACAGAAGATACGATAGCACTTGTAATGGCTTGCTCACGAGCAAAATTCTCAACGAGGTCTAAGAGATAAGCTTCATTACTCAGAGATTTCTCATCGAGAGTATTGATTAACTCCAACTCTTCTTTAAAATCAGACAGAAGCTCACTATGTGATTTCATAGATTTAATCTCTTCCAAAATAAAATCATCCGCTGGGAGCTTTTTATACTTCTGATAATGGTCCACAATTATCTGAAAAAACTTCTGGTGTGACGGGTATTCAAAATACTCCGCCTTCACCATAGGCATAGACTGAACCAAAAAATTAGGATCAGATTTAGCTAAGTAAATAATCCCACGCTGAATGCTGTCTGCTAATTCGTATGCCATTTCACCCTATTAAAGAGGAAAGATCACCATTAAATCAAACCTTTTTACGGAGTCTGTCCGGAATTACCAGAGCCACGTAGGGTGTGTTCCTTTTCGATGCCTTTCAGCTTGGATACCGCATCCTTGTTTAGCTCTATAGCTCTCTTCCTTTTTTTCTCCGCCTCTTCAGGAGTAGCCTTTCTCGCAATACCAGCCTTACGTAACACTTCATGGTCTATCTTCATTTGACTATAAGGAGAGACACCCGTCTTTCCCTTGATGGCCTCTGCGGTGTTTCTAACCTCTTCATCATGCCATTTGTGGGCTTTATATGTGTTATCTCTTTCTATATCCGTCTGATTTCTGTAGAAAGTAGGAGTCCCTCCCTCAACCGTGAAATCTGCTATAGAACCATCACTCATATGTCTCTTAGCGCGTTTCCCACACTCAGGGCACTTTACCCACTTTTTCATGTCAGACATAGAACACATGACATCTTCAATATGATTGCATGAAGCACACAGATACTCGTAAAAAGGCATTATATCTCACACACTCCTGATTTACACGTTTCTAGAGAATACGTAGTGTCATCTATAGAGTCCTTCTTAAAAAGCAGATCCAAATCTAAAGTTTTCAAATCAACAGCTTCCAATGGCTCATTACCCCTAGA